GGTTTAGCATTTGTTTACGAGGTATGCGTCTGAAACACAAAGCGTGTAGTGTACTAAATGCTGTAAACTCTTTTTCTTCGTACTTAGTTTTTTCTAATGCACGGTCAACAGCTTCTTGTGCACCTGCCTTAGTGAATGTAGTAAAACATATTCTACTAGGTTTAGTAGTTTTAAGATGTTCACTCAATAAGTTTAGCAGTGTTGTGGTCTTACCAGTACCAGCACTAGCTACATATATTGTTGTGTTATCTTCTGATGTCATTATATTTGTGTTTGACAGCTCTCCAGTATCTTAATGTGGATTCTTTTTTATATCCATCAGGACCGCCGTTATGTATACGAGCTATATCCTGCAGTGTAGGTTTTCTTCCAAGGCGTTCCTCGGTAGCATATCGAGCCATGTAAGCACGAAATATTGGTACAGCTGTTTCTGGTTCTAGGCAATCTTCGTGTACCCAGTCTTTTCCAGCAAATTCTGCAGCGTCTTGTACATAAGCTTTGTGCATTTGTAGCACACCAATAGCACCTCCGTTATCTCCAATAAGTGAAGGATTTAACGAAGACTCAATTAGCATTAAGCACATTATAAAATCAGTAGGTATCGTCATTTTGTAAGTCTGGCATAGGTTGTGAAGGGTCAAGATGTAAGTTGTCTTTATGTACACGCCAGCAACGGATCTGAGATCCATTAAAAAACACACGTGAAGTATCACCCTTCAGGGTTCGTTTGAGAACTGACAACAACTTGTTGTCTGGTAGTTCATTAAATCTTTGTTGGTTAAGATAATCTTTGAGGTCAACCATACGAAATACATACCAACCATTAGCTTGTTTGACTGCACCATTTTTAATATGATTAATTTCTTCACTAGCACTAGCACAGAAGGTAGATAGATACTCTACGAACTGACCGACTGGTGTCATTTCAAATGGTACTTCGATGCGTACACAATTTTTTAGTAGTAGGTTCTGTTGTTTAATCCAATCTTCTTGTTTGATTGGTGGGTACTTGAACAACAAGCGTTCCATAACACGCTGATTGAACATATTAAAGTTGTCAAATTCTGCAGTGGTTAGTTGAATTTCTTCGTGATCCAACGTAAGAAACCAAAGAGGCGGATCCGACTTAAGTTGAATAAGAGATCTGTTATTAGGCAAGAATTCTTCAGTTCCGATGCCATGTCTTCTTTGTCCGCAGAGCTTAGCGTCACAGAATCTGCATAACGGTTCTTGTGCACATTGATATTTGTAATCCTTCTTTTCATATGAATTTATTATTGCGTCTACTTCACGGTCAGGTAGTGGTTCAGAAAACTTTTTGTTAAACTTGTGTAGTCCTGACTTCCAATCAGATGGTTGTGCTTTCTTAAGATATACAGCTACATTGGACAATGTAACGTTACGGTTCTCTGACTCCTGAGTCCTGTGTTCAAAGATGTAATTAAGACACGGTGGACCTTCTGGTAGCAGCTCTGTTTCTATACTTGGTACTTCTAGTTGTTCAAATTGTTCTTTTGTCAATGTACGTTCTGTTGCGTACTGTATAAATTGTTCAGGGTTAAGTGCATTATTATCTGTAGTTATACCGTATTGTAAAGTTCTTTCTCCGCTGTATGGCATATTTATCCAGTTACCATATTTGCTGTCATCTTTACGATTACCTATCTTTGGTTGTTTTGGATATATCTCACATACACCCTGACCAAAGAATGCAGAGAATGACTTTAGTTTGTCAATAACAAGGCGTGCAGCAATTGGCTCTGAAAAGAATAGGTAAACGTGTGCACCGCCTGATTTAGAACGGCACACAACGAATGGTAGATTATGGTGGAAAATTGATTTGTTAAGTTCTTCAATGGTATTTGTGTCTTGGTATACATCTATATCTAATGCACCCCAGTGTACTGTATTATCTTCACATATTGGAGTGCAGCCAATAAGTCTTTTACCAGATAGATGGTCTTCCCATATGTCAACAGTAAGTTCTGACTTAACTAAAAATGATTTGGAATCTTGTTTGCCGTCACGTTCTCTAATCTTACCAGTTAACTGTGTCTGACCAAAGACACTAGTGTTAGATTTGAAGAGCTCGGAGAATTGGGTGGCTAGATGTGTAAGTGGTATCATGGAAAAAAACCCCAGGGGCTAGGAGCCCCCAGGGAAACATATATATATTAACTACATTAATTGATCCTAGAAAGGAGCCTCCGTAGAAACGGAAGATACAAGTCTAGGAGTTTCCTCAGTCTGGAGCAGAGGAGTATCTGCAGCAGAAGAGTAAGTTTCAGAAGCTTTAATAAGCAACGACTCATCTTTCTCAAAGTCCAGAGCAACAGGGTTGCTGAACGAGAAATTATAGTAGTCATCGCCGTTTTTACTAGTTTCCAACACTGTACTAATTTCCCAACTTTGGGCGTAGAGTGGTGGTACGATTGTGGAGAGTTCGCCATCATATCTAAATCGGTTAATATCTGCGGTTAGTTTACGAGATACACGAAGTTGTGAAGAAGTAAACGGTATGATCGCTTCTTCCCAATTGCCGTCAACCTCCATCATAACGAACCAGTAAGTAGTGAAACGCAACTCGTTTTCTCCGAGCCACTCGTCGTATTGACGTTCTCTACCTTTTTCATAGTCCTTATGACTTACAATGGTTAAAGGGTGTGTAGCTACATAGCCACCACCTTTGTTACGTGGAACCCACTCAGTGTAAACCGAAGATGTATACGTAGGTATAATCTTGGTTGGTGATGGTACAACGCTCTTTGACTTAGCAAAGAACAGATTACCAGCTTCAGCCCCTGGTACATATTCTTCTTTTTGTTTCTTTAGTTGGGGGCTGAGATCCTGTAGGATTCTCACAAAAGGTAAGGATGAACCTGAGTCTAGGTTCTCCATACCTTGTCCTGATACTTTTGATATATCGAATGCCATGATTCTTATTTCTTGTTTCTTAGTTAACCTTTGCACGTTTACCTTGGTAGATACCAAAGGCGTCTTTGGGCAAAGTTTCTGCCAGCTCTGGATTGTCCAGTGCATCACGACAGAAAGACTTGAGTGTCATGTTATGAATACCAACTCTTACATTAGCTTCAATGTCATGCTTTTCTTTCAGAGTTGAAATTATTTCTTGTGCAAGTGCATCATCACCACGACCCAAACTTACACTAATCTCATTCTTGATGATTGAGTCATTGTTAGTTTCACGTAACCATTGGAAGGCTGTGTTTGGATCTTTGATTTTTGCATCTACAAATTCTTGTATAGCAATCTTTTTACCACTAGCTAAACTAAGTGAGTCAATACCAGCTTGTTCCATAAGCTGTGGTAAATGTTCCTCTGCAATAGTTTTGCGGTTCTGTTTAAGATTGGAAAGCTGAACTTCTACTTCTAGGATTTCAGCGTCGAATCTTTCGAGTTCGGTTGCAAGGTCTGTAAGCTCGCTCATTTGAATATTTCTTTTGTCTTTGATATCAGAGGACTTGTCAGTCCAATCAGCGACATTGATAATATTTTCTGGTTGTTCTTCTGCCATAATTATTTTGAGTTGTATGTTGAACAGAGGTCTGCACAATGTGCGTACCCTGCTATGTCAATCCAATTATCTCTTTTGTTTTTAAATGCAGTCCGAGATAACTTGAGGGCAATCATCATTGCACCCACCTCACTAGAAGTCAAGTCTGTATTTAGTTTATTTTCAAGAAGTGCTGACCATATGGTTGCAATTCGTTTAAAGTCATCTGCAGGATGACCATAGTCTGATTGTCTGTCACCGTCAACGAGTCGTGCGGCTTCTACTAGTATTGATTGTGTCATTAGAAGTTTGGTTCTATTGTTACTTTGCGTTTGTCAAGGTCTGTTTGGACCTCACTAAAATCATCTTCACTAATTGCTTTCTGTACCTCATCAATAGTGTTAGCTGTGACTTCGTAAGTCTCTGTTACTGTGAATGTTGTTAACACCAGGTACCTCCTAGATCTATGTCTGCTATAACTGGTACTTTGAGTGGGATTGCTTGTTCCATAATTTCTTTCAACTTATTACTCTCTTGTTCATCTGAAACCATAGCATTTATCTCATCGTGTACAGGGAGTCGTAAGTCCATACCAGCTTTGTAAGCATGGACCATTGCAACTTTTGCTTGGTCTGCTGCTGAGCCTTGTATCAAACGGTTCAAAGCTTTGGAGCAAAAAGCTCGGAAAAGTTGACCGTCTGGATATTTGGATTTTGCATAACCATAGGTCTTGACTGGTGTGTTGTTAAAGTCATTGGTCCAGAAGT